ATGCCCAACCAGCCCCAAAACCTCGCAGCAGGCAGCACAGAAGTCCCGCGCGCGCAGGTCTTCGACCTGAACGCCCACGTCAGAAGATTGCCACCGAAACCCAAGGCGAAAGGCGAAGAACAGAACCCATTCGTGGCGGGCATGACCATCAAAACGAAAAAGCGCCGGAGCACCGTCGAGGGCAAGACCTTCACCGACGAAGACGGGCGCGAACACGATGCCGAAACCAACCTCGTCGAGTTTCTTGACACCGCTCCCTTCATCAAACTTTTCACCGAAGACCTGACGCCTTTTCTTACCCTCTCGCACAACGGGTTCAAACTGCTCATCCTGATCGTATCGGAACTGGCGAAATCACCGGGCAAAGACGAAATCTACCTGCACGCCAACACCGTTACTGACGTGGAAACCGGCGCTGAAATCCTCAGCCGTAGTGCGTTCTACCGGGCCATTCCCGATTTGGCCCAACATGGCTTTATTGCGAAACAGAAAACCCGTCCGCATATGTTTTTCGTGAACCCTAATCTGGTCTTCAATGGCGACCGCGTGAAGTTCGCGAATACCTACATCCGGAAGCACGCCCATCTCTCCGATGAGGATAAACCGAAGGTGCTGAAAAACACGGCGAAGACAACTCAACAAAAAGCCGCCTGATTGCCTGCATGGGCTTGGGGTAGCGACGGCTACCCCAAGCCCATCGCAGAGCGTATCGGCACTGCACAGGCGTCAAGGCCAAGCCGCGATGCGGTCGCTGCGCGAGCCTTGACCCCTGCTCCGTTTTCTCGCCCTGTAATCTGCTGTCGAGATTGAACCCGTGCAGAAACGCCAGCACCCGCCACCAGCCGCTATTGCGACGGCGCTGGCAGGCGTGTTGTGCTCTGGCATCGTCACGCATCGTTTTGCCCTTGCGTGCCTGTCGGGCGCTTTCGCATGAGCACGTGCCCGAACTTTTCCCACCTGGCAACCCGCTCGGCATCGCCGTTCGCCAGCGCTTCGGTGATCGCACCTACCAACGCAGCAGGCGTCGGGTTCACGCCAGTTTTGCGCAGGGCGATAAGCATCAATCCGCCGAGTTCGATTTTGCGGCGCGTGTCGGCTTTGCGTGCCGCATCTTTCACGCGCTTTGCTTCCGCCTGCTCTTTGAGCATGGCGAGCGCCTGCGCTCGCGCAAGTTGTGAGGTCAGTTTTTCGATGCGCTCGTGCAGTTCGCCCGACATATGCCACTCCGTTGAAACGCCAGAACCCACCTTGCGCTTTTTGGAAAAACTGTCAAGTTAGTAACGGGCGACGCGAGCGACAGCGAGCCGCCAAACCGGAGCAGCGCGAAGGTTTTCTCTGCAAGAGCGCACTTATGCATTGCCCTTCGGGCAACGCGCGCGGTCAGGGGCAAGCCCCCGACACCCGGAAAACTGACACCACACCATGCCCCTTTACCACGCTCACGTTAAAACGTTCAGCCGGAGCAAGGGCGATAGCGCCGTGGCCGCGTGCGCGTATCGGCTCGGCGTTGCATTGAAAGACGCACGCACTGGCCTCACACACGATTACACGAAGCGCAAGGGCGTATGGGGTAGTTTTGCCTGTGTGCCCGATAACGCGCCCATGTGGGCACATGATCCCGGCGAGTGCTGGCAAAAAGCCGAAGCCGCTGAAAAACGAAAGGACGCGTGTGTCGCGCGCGAGTTCGAGTTTTCACTACCGCGCGAACTCACGCCAGAACAGAACGAAATACTTGCGCGTGACGTTGCACAGCACCTGGTAGACCGCTTTGGTTTTGCCGTGACCGTTGGGCTGCATGATTTCGACACCCAGCCCCATGCTCACGTGCTCGCCACCACGCGACAAATCGACGCACACGGGTTCGGGGCAAAGACGCGAGAACTCGATAACCGCACCAGTGGTGCAATCGAAGAAGTGCGCGCGATGATCGCAGTGCGCACGAACGAAGCGCTTGCAGCGGCGGGGCATAACACGCGCGTCGATCATCGGTCAAACGCTGCGCAGCAAATCGAAGCCATCGCGCGCGGCGACCTCGCACGCGCGGCGGAACTCGACGGCAAGACAGCGATGGTTCATGAGGGTAAAGGGCCACGAGCGCGGCAGCGCCGCGCCCGCAACAGGCAGGTGAGAGAGCAGAACGCCCACCGTATCCAGACGCTTGTAACAGCCCTAGAAACGGTCGCAAGCACCGAACCCACCCCGACCTACGAACAGGCCGCGACAAGCCCGCAGATCGCATCAGCTACGGCAGAACACGCCACCAACATTCACCTTGGAGACCAGAGCATGAAACCCCTCCCTACCGACATTCAGGACGTTGATTTCGCCGCGAACGGAAGCGCGCTATTCGTGTTCGAAGATGAACCCAAAGTCACACGCGGAAACAGTCCGAGGTATTACACCGGCTTGCTCACCGCGCAAGCCTACGCTTGGGCATTGCAGCGCTACGGCGATCTCGCGCATGTCAACTCGATCGATCCGTCACGCGCCGTTCTGGTATTCGCCGACAGTTCGATCGTCACCGATCACGGCAGGACGCTGAACGCGAGCGGCGGCACGCCGCGCGATCAAGCCCAGCGCCTCTGCGCTCTCGCTCTGGCGAAGAACTGGACGACCATCGCGTTCACCGGAAGCGAGGATTTTCTGCGCGAAGCGTTCGAATATGCTTTGCTTCACGACCTGAAAATCCAAGCCCGTGACGACAGGCAACGGGCGTTGCTAGCGCAGATCGAGGAGAAGAAAAAGACCGTGCCGAAACTGCTGACACGTTCCACGCTCGCGTCAAAACTCGATGCCAAAGAGCGGAAACAGGAACCCACCGCACCCGCTTCACGCCGTCGCCCGGGGCATTCAAGGTGACTTTGAAGTGCTCCGCGTTTGCGTTGCCGATTGCGCATTTTTACGGGCCGGCTTACGACCGGCCGGCAACTCAAATAGCGTTGCCCGGACGGCAGCGAGATCAAGAGACCACCGTAACGCGGGACCGACCACGGCCAATAGCTCTGCGGCCGTGTATTGTCGGCTATAAACCGTGTGATGTTCGTCATCCAGTTCGTGCCCTACGAACTGCGCGCGATGCTCAGAGGACACGTTTGCTGTTTGCATGGCCTGAATAACTGTCTTGCGCAGGGAGTGGAACCCGACCTTACCAACACCGCTTTCGGGTTGAACTTTGCAAGCTGCCAGATGGCGAGTAAATGCCTTGCTCAACCAGTTACCCATACCGTTCACGCCGTCCACCTTGACCCCTGGGAAAAATCGCGTTTCGCCTCGCTCTCGCAGCTCTCCCACCCGAGCCATTACGCCAAGTTCGATCAGGTCAGGATGTAGCGGAACCGTGCGCTCGCTGGCCTTGTTTTTCAGACTCTGTCCCTCGCCATCGTCGGTAAAGCGAACACAGAACACACCGTCAATGGTCAGAAAATCCGCAAGCGTTAGTTGCCCGATTTCCGCAACACGCGCTCCGGTGTAAAGACCGAGCAATGCGCCCCAGCGGGCAGCATCTGAAAGACCGATGAATGCCTTGGGTTCATACAGCGCCCGAACCTGTTCCATGGTCAACGCCTTAAATCCAAGTTTGCGCCGTAACCGTTTTTCCCGATGCGAGTAGGTGAGTTGCCCGGTGGAAGGATTGTCTGAACTGATGTAGTGACCCGCGCCCTTCGCCCATTCGAAGAAGCCTTTAAGGTAGGACAGTTTGTTAACGATAGTCGGCGTCGAAAGACCTGCATTGCGCAGCGCCTGCACCCATCCCGCCACATCCGTCCGTGTAATGCCATTGATGGGCTGGGCCCGCCCTGCGTGTTCAACGAACAATGAGACTGCGGAAGATTTGATTGACAGCGTTTTGCGGATCGTGGACGGGGCTATGAACTGGACCCATGCTCGGTGGGCCGCCGCCAACTTCATACCTGGTGGCGTTTTTGAAGGCTGCGGCGTGGCGGGTGCCACGTCGAGAGGCGGTTGTGCCACGAGCAGTTTCAATGCTTCCATCGCGCGCGCGTGATCTGCTGCATCGGTCGCTTTGATCGACACCCCATTGGGTAATGCCAGTTCATATGGGCGGGTGTCGGCTGGATCAACATGCGCGAGCAAATCGGCAACAGTTGGTTTCGTCATCTCACCAGATCTCACGGCATGAAAAACGGCATCATACCGTGCAGCCAAGACATAGGCCCAAGCCTGGGCAGTCTTCGGGCAACGCGTGCGCAACGACTTTTTGATGACTTTGCGACCAGTGACAGCTTGAAGTTCAAGCGGGATTTTCTGGCGGTAGTGAAAAATGCCCGAGGGGTGCCGGACAAGGTGATGCGGCAGGCGCATGATGGCTTGAAGTGTCCAAGCCGGTGTCCAACACGCCGATTTCTCTGACTTCCCGCAAAGCCTTATGGGATAAGGCTTTGGAGTTCGGTGGCGGAGAGACGGGGATTCGAACCCCGGATAGGTTATTAACCTATGCCACCATTCCCCGGAATGCCTTTTCAATCACTGCACTAGATTTCGGCCCATGTACCTTTGATTGAAAAGATAATCGCCCGGAGAGCCTTATTGGTATTGATTTGCTCTTTTCCTAAGGTACGGAAAATGGCGCTATCTGGCATCGCAACCCGGCGTCGCCGGTCGGATCGCGCAAACATACGCCTGCAGCGCCTTCACTTTGCTGATTTCGTTGTCGTCGTCTCCGGCGACCCTGAAAACGCGTTCTGCAACCGCTGGGTCGAGGTCTGCGCTGGCGCTGGCGCCATCGCCCACGCTGGCGGCGCCGGCGGCTCCGGACACGTTGGCGGCACTGGCGGAAGAGCAGTTGCGGACTGCGACGCGCACCCGTTGAGTGCCAGCAGCGAGAGCAGCGCGATAGTTGCGATTGTCGGTTTCATGGGCATCCTTTTCCTTTGTGGTTTGTGCATCCGCCGCAGCGATCGCGGCTTCCGCTTTGTCGTGCGCGTCGACCGCGCGCTGCTCGCCATCGAGTGCCGCACGCGAGACGGCTAACATGTCGTTCGCATGCTGCTCGTTGTCTTTCGCGTGCGCAGCCTTCTCGGTTGCCAGCTGCGCCGCGTAGTGACCGGCATCGAAAAAATGTGTGCCGCCTGCGCCGATCGCAATGCCGAGCGCGCCGGCAACAATGCCGGTGATGAAATAACCATTCATTGAGTTTTCCCCTCGCACATGGCGCGCTCGATCGCACGCCGCTTGACGAGCCCCGGCAGTTGCCGGCCGCTCGCATACGTCCAACGCGACAGCTCGGCGCAAGCGCCGGCGTAGTCGTTGGCCTTTACCTTCTTCGCCATCGTCGATCCGCAGTAAGCGCGGACGCCGGCGTTGTATGCGAAGTCGACGAACGCGACTCGCTGATACCAGGCCATCGGCGCAAGCGGCGTGCAGCGGTCGACGCCCTGCGCCGTTTCGGCGAGTCGCGCCTCGAGGCGCTGCTCACATTCCTGCGGCGTGAAGCGCTGGCCAAGCCTCACGTCTTTGGTGTCGCCCATGCACGCGGTGACGATGCCGACCGGGTCGGGCTTTGCAACCAGCACCGTTCCCTCAAACTTCGGCACGATGCTGATCAGCGCAGCGGCGGCCGCCGCGCCAGCGATCGCCGCGAGACTTCTCTGTCGTAGATCCGCCATCATTCCCCCAGCGCCGACTGATGCGTGTACGCGGCCCATAGGCCAAATGCGAAAATCGCTCCGCTCACGGCGAACGGCACCCACATCGGCAAACGGGAAACGTAGGCGTCAGGCAGCGTCGCCCATGCGCCGCCGGCAGCCTGCACGACTGCGCCGACGATCAGCGCGCGCACGCTGTTTCGCCTGTGCGCCTTACGCCAATAGGAAACTGGTTTCACGATGTCACCTTGGATTTGAAATACGCCCATAGCGCCAGAACGAGCGTGCCGGCCAGCGCCCATAGCCCCCGCTTCGCCAGCTCGACGCGCAGTTCCTGATAGAACTTCGAGCGCGCCTCGGCCTTGGCGATCAGGGTTTCGTGATAGCGGCGGTGGCCGTCCCAATCGCCACCGGGAAACGCCTTGTGCAGGTCGTCAATTCGACGGATCGCCTCGTCGACCTTGTTATTCGTCACCGCGGCCGATGTCGTGTTTTCTGAGTGGCGCTGATCCAGCTCTTCGCGCAACCCATTGATCGCAGTTACGATTTGCTCGTGGCCTTCCATTGGCACTCCGGAAATGAAAAAGCCGCCCGCGGCGGCTATAAAAAAAGCCAGCTCGAAGGCTGGCTTTGGTACGGTTGTGGCTCGCGCTACGTCCCGCTTGCTGATGCTCCGCTAGCCGGGCTTGCGGTCGATGGTTGCTGATACGCCAGCGCGATCGTGTCTGCCGTTGCATCCACTACGAGATTCTGTAGATAGGCGTCAGGCGTTCGACAGTCGGCGCCGAGGTGCGATAGGTCTTGACCGGGCAGTGCGACTGCCGTTCCGTCCGGGTCAAATCCCACCTGAAAGGCGGTCTCGGAAATAGTGCGGATGGGCGCGCCATTGCCGGCCGCGTTCGTGATCGCGGTACTCAACCCGAGCGCCGCCGAGTTAAATGTGTCGCAAGTAATAATAGGCATCACCACGAACACCGCTTTGCCTGCCACGGCCGCCCATTGCGAAAACACGAGCAGATCCTGCGAGAACTGCGCGACGGCCGCTTGCTGGCTCGGATCGTTCCACGACGTCACCATGTCGTCTAGCTGGAAATTAACGATCATCCATTCGCTAGGATCGGACTGGAACTGATCCGGGTTCGGCGGAGCGCCGTTGTACTGAGTCGTCACGATCTCATGCAACGCAGTGGCATCCATTACCTGCGGCGCGATGTCTGCGGTTACGCCGCGTGCGGCCAACGCAGCCTGAAGCGACTGCACCGTTGCCTGCGTATCAGCCGTCGACGGGTCGGAGGCCGCTTTTGCGACCACAGCGACCTGCGCATGCGATACGGGCGCAGTCGCCGACACGATCGGCTTGCCATACATGGAGATCGTGAGCGCTTTTGCCGTGGGCTGCGAATCGCCACCGCCCCCGCCGCATGCCGCCAGACAAATCGCGGCCGCAGAAACCAATATCGTTTTAATCATTTTGTTCCCCGGATGGTTATTGTTAATTCTTGAACTGCCCACAAAGTTTACATCCAAATTTCGACTTTGTAATCAACCGTAAGGCTCAATCGACGACGGCCGCGCCGGCAAACGCATAGCGACCTGGATAGCTAGACGCACTCCCGTCCGTCGGCGCGGCAGCGGCAAGCTCCGTCTCGGAAAATGCTCTCGCATCCGTGCCGCTTGCAGGGAGCGCCGCGACCTGGATCTGCTGTGAGTACATCGGAAATTTTCCAGCCGCGAGCGCATCCTTGCTGAGATACGAAGCAACCGTTGCATTGGTGATGCTCGATGCATAATCTAGGGAAACCTGCTGTACAACGTGATAACTGGCAGTTGCGCCGGTCGACGGCGTCACATAGTCGAGCTGAAGTGGCATTAGATGATTCCTTTTAGAGATTACTGAGATCGATCGCAATAAACCGCCAGTCGAACGCCGAACCGTAGCAAACGACGTCGCCCGGGTGCGACACGCTCCCTTGCTGAAAATACTGGTACGCGAAATCGATGGTGTTGCCGACCGTTTGCATGCCGCTCATGTTGTACCAGCCGTTATTGGTGCCACCGGTCGGCGCGGAAAGGAACGCATTCCCCACGCATGCGACGCCTACCTTGCTAACGCCCGCGTAGCTAAAGGAGGTTGTCCACGTGTCGACCTGGTTCCACTGCCCCCAGCCTGCGCCGGCGTTGTTGATGTTTCCAGCCTGAGAGTCCAGTACGCGGGCCAGCCGCTGACGCGCATCGGCAATCAGGTTTCCGCTTGCGTCGAACACCTGCAGTCCGTATCCGGCGCCAGCGGGCGCCGCAGCTGCAGACTGATCAAAAACATAGAGCGTCAGGCCGACCGCCGCGCTCGACCATAGGCGCACGGTCCAGCTATTTCCACCGTTATTCACACATTTGATGATCGTCGCATATGCACTCGGGCTGTAAATTGCAAACAGCGGCTGCACAGCGGACACGGTGACGTCGGCGATATTCGCGCGCAACGTGTACATCGCGCCGGAATTGGCCTTACCGGCGTTCATGTCTCCGGCAGCGGTCGTGACGCCGATGGTTTGGCGCAGCGCGTAGTTTTGCGTCGTTCCGTCGATCTGCACCAGGCCGCTATCCGTGTACGCCTGAAATCCTGCGGTCATCAGTAAGAGCCCCAAAACACAGTGCCGCCCTGATAGGTATCCATCGCGCCGTTATTGCCGGTCGCGTACGAGTAGGTCAGCGCGCCGCCGGAATAGGTGAAGCGCGGAGATACAACGCCGCGATTCAGGTACCCGTCGCCGGCCGTCTGCGCGGGTTGAAATGACACCCAACATCCTTGCGCCAGTCTGGAGTCCGTAGAGAGAGTTCCACTTAATCCACTACCGCCAGCGATGATCGCGGCGGATACGATCCGCATCACGCGGTACGTGGCGTCGAGCACAATGTTTCCGGACGCATCGAAGATCTGCAGGCCGACTGCCATTACCAAAGCCCCAATCGGACGCGCAACGTTCCGTTGCCGTCGTACACCAGCAGCGTCGAGTCGTTTAGCGTCATGTAGCCGCTGCCAGCATTCGCTCCGTTCAGCGTGATCGAACCGTTTTTGTCGATGATCCATCGCGGCTGGCCATTTGCGCCGAGCACGGTCGACTCAATGACGTTCCCGATCATTGCGTTCGTGATCCAACCGGTACCAATGAGCGCCTGGCTGATGAACACCTGACCACCCTGCACCACAAAGGGTGCTGTCACGGCCGCGCCGTTCGGATCGATCACGGCAAACCGGCTTGCCGAAACCAGCACCTGCGACTCGACCACCCCGCTGTTGTTGTCGACGCCCACACCGATACCGGCGATATAGGTGCGCCCATTGCTCGTGATCTGCGTCTTGATCTGGTATGACGCAGCAACACGGCCATTCAAATCCGCATACGAACTGGCGACCGTCTGCACCGCCGCGGTGTTTTCGTCGGCCTGCGCCTGGATCGTTGTGATCTGCGTCGCCTGCGCGCTGTCGGCGTCGATGCGAGCTTCGGTCTCGGTCTGGATGTCCGCGCTTAGCGTGGATTGAGCCGTCTGAACCTGCGCTGCGACGGTGTCGGTGCGCTGAGCCTGCGTGAGGTCGGCTTCCTGGGTTGCGGACTGCAACGACCAGACGCCGGCATACGACGTATCGTCGCCAGCGTAAATGTCCGCCTGCCCGGCCATCGGCGGCGTGATCGACTCGATCGGTGCCAGCAGGTCCGCGCCGAGCGCCGATTGCGTGATCTGGCCTGCGAAGTAGGCTTCGTATTCCGTTTCGTCGCTACTGCTCTGGCCGTTGATGCCATCGCCGTCCGGATACCACGGCCCGATGTTTCCGGACGTGTCAACGAGGCGCGCCCAGAAAAAGAATGACTGGCCAGCGGCAAGCCCCTGGTATGACGTCGACGCCTGCGGGAATGCGAAATCGGAAAACTTGATGGCATCAGCGAGCAGCGGCGTGCGGCTGTACCAGATTTCGGTGCGCTGCGTGTCGCCGGCCGAGCCGTCCGCCGGAAACGTCCATGCCAGATTGATACCGAACACAATCGGCGTGGCCGTCAGCGATGTGACCTGTGGCGGCGGACTGGTTTTGCCGGTCAGGTTCGTCAGCACGCCATAGGCCGGTATCGACGTCACGCCCATGCCGTTCACGGCGCGCACGCGCGCGAGGTATGCACCCTGGTAAATGCCGGGCACTTCCGCCTGCAGGCCGCCCACGGCGTTCATGGTCACCCACTCGCCGCTGTCCTTTTGCCACTCCGGCAGGTACGAGACAGCGTTCGCGGCCGCGTTCCACGAAATGACCATCGTGGTTTTGGAAATGCCCTGGTCGATCGCCGAGAACGTCGACAGCGTCACGTTCGTGGGCGGCACCTGCGCGGACGGCGGAATGACAGTAACCGGCCGCGTCTGGATGGCCGCGCCATTATCGATCGCGGCATACTTGCCCGGCTCATACTGCGTGGCGTTGACGGTGTAGGTGATCTGGCCGTTGTCGTCGCTTTCCTGAATGCTGACCACACGGAACAGTTGCGACAGCAGGTCCGCACTTTCGAGCATCCACACCGCGCCCGGAACCGGCGCCGAATCGAACACCTCGGTTACAGTGATCACGTCGCCATCGACCGATTGCACGGTGCGGCCCTGCGCGATGCCGGTCGGCAGCACGGCGGTTAGCGTGTCGCCGGCGGCGGCGGCCGCCGGCGCCTTGTCGAGCGTCACGGATTGGCCGGCCGCAGCGCGCACGCGGCCGCCGATGCGCTTTCCTGCTTTCGCCGGATCTGCCACTGCGATGATTTCGCCTGGCGGGCAGAGCGTTCCGTCCAAGCCCACCGAAAACGAAACGGTGGCCGTCTCGTAACGGCTCGTCAGGCACGTCCACATGCCGAGGCGATGCGCCTGACCTTGCGAGGTTGTTCCAAACGCGGTGATCTGCGCTTTCACGACGCCATAGCGAGCTACACCGTCTTCATCAATGTACGGCTCAACCGCCTGTTGATAACCGTTCGACGGATCGTTCCAGCTGACGAGTGCCGTCGTATAGCGTGTGCCGCGTGCCGACCCAACGTAGGTGAACGCGCCGCCCACCACGTTCGCCGCGGTATAGACGTAGGACACGTCGGCCGGCATGTCGGCGCGCGCCACAACCTGCCCAGGCCCCCAATAGGCGATTCCGCGAAAGACAGTGGCGAGATCCTGCAGCACCTTGTACGCGTCGGCCTGCGACTGGATGTAGGCGTTGCACGTGAAGCGCGGTTCCTGACCGCCCTTGCCGTCGGAAACCATCACGTCGCAATACTGCGCGATCGTGTAGAGCCCCCACTTGTCGATCATCGACGCGTCGACCCGCTTGCCGAGACCGTACAGGTCATTCAGCACCAGGTCATAAAAAATCCACGCCGGGTTGTCGGTCCACGCCTGCTTGAAGGTGCCGTCCCACGTGCCGGCATAGTCGCGGGTCGTCGGATCGTAGTTCGACGGCACGCTGATGATGCGCAGGTACAGGTCGTACGCACGCGTCGGCACATCGCTAAACGACTGTGCATCGAACGACAGCCCCATCAAGGCCGACATCGGGTACCGCAGCTTCCGGTCGATGATTTCGGTGATCGCCTCGATATTCACCGTGTCGGCGATTAGCGCGCTATGCGCATTGGCTGTCAGGCGCCTCACGCGCACGAGCCAGCTCGTCGTGGCCGCCGGCAACTCGATCCGAATGCTGCGTTCGTACAGCGTCGTCGTCTTGCCATCAAATGCGCCGGTAACGACCTGGGAATATGAGCCGCCATCAACAGCCAGATCGATCGCATACTCGATCCGGTAACCGGTCACGTCCCCGGTCGTCGGATTTGACTGCTCAAGCTCAGGCACGCCAAAGCGAATGCGTGCAGCCGTGAGCTGCGTATTCTCGATCTCATACACCCATGGCGTGTCGGACGTCAGCGCAATGCCGATCGCAATTTCGCTTTCGACCGCGGGAAACCCGGACATGAACGTCTGGTCTTGCGTGCCGAGCCGCCAATCGGCGGTGTAGTTCGTGAAATTGGTCGAGCCGTCCGGGTTCTGGATCGGTGTATCGTCCAGGAAGATCGACTGAAGGCCGTTCACGAGACCCTGAATCGGGCCTTCCGACACCAGGTCGAGCACCGTCGCGGTGGCCACAGAATGCAGGCTGTCGGGAGACTCGGTCGGCGTGCTGCCGGAGCTACCGCCCTTCGAACCGGATATACGCATGCTTATTGGTCCGCTGCCGAGATGCTTGCGCTGATGACCTTCGAGCCCACTCGCATGCGGCCGTAGCCGATCGGCACGCAGTCGCCCTGCGCATTGCTGTTGACCGCGCCGTTGAAGTAGTACGACGTGCCATTGTCCGGGCCGCTATTCGATGCGAGGCCGCTCTGCTGCGGACTGAGCATCTGCACGACACCACCGAGCGCCATCGATGCGCCGATCCCGACAAGGAAGCCGCCACCGTATTCGCTGGTCACAACGCCGACCACCGCCAGCGCCGTGCCGAGGATGGTCGAAAAAAGGCCGCTGTTTTTGCTGCCGACGATAATCGGCGCAATGCGGATCTCTTCACTGCCGACCGGGTACGCCAGCTCGCTGGCGTCAAGGTTCCGCTTGCCGTTGAACACAGCAAACGTGAGGCCGTTGTCTTTGGCGTTAATCAGGAATTTCTTGAATCCGGCGATCTGCGAGCACAACGCGCGCATTGCTTCCGCCGTCGACGAAACAGCAAAGCGATGCACGCGGCCAAACAGGCGTCCAGCGATCCCGTAAAGCCTCACCGTCCGAACTTTCTGGTTCAATGACTCCCTTCGCACCTTGTCGCTCACGCTGGTTCCCCTTTGTATCGAAGCACTGTGCGCAGGCAGCGCGCCCACATGCCGCCCCAGACAGTGCGGCCGGAGAGCTTCCCGCACATGTGGTGCAGCAACACGTTGTTGCCGAGATAGATGCCGGCGTGATTCGGCACGCCGTTCCTGCTCCTGACCTGCATCAGCAGCACGTCGCCGACCTCGATCTCCGCGTCTTGGCCCATGTCTGCGAAGCCGGCCGCCTCAAAGTTGTCCAGATAGAGATTCGAGACGCCGTCTTCCCACCAGTTGTCCGGACGCTCGAAATTCGGCAGTGTCACGCCACGCTCGAGCTGGTAGTAGCTGCGGATCAGGTCGTAACAATCGTGGACGCCGTGAACAAACGCGCGGCCGATCAGCGGCGCGACATAACCGGACGGCGAGAATTCGCACCATCCGTCAATGCCAATCGAGCCGTCCGCCTGCACGCCGAGCGACACGATTACCCATTTCCCGATGCCGGCCTGCTCGCACATCGCCCGATCGGCGCCCGACGGACGCGCCGAGCCACCAGGGTGCGAATGCACGAGCGCGTCGACGACGCCAAGGTCTTCTGCGTTCGCAAAGTCTTCCGGCGAAAGGCTGAAATTCTCGGTCGGTGCGGCCGCGACGTTCCGGCATGGCACGTACACCTCGGCGCCGTCGCGGATGCAAACAAGCCCCACGCACTCGCGCGGGTACTCCGCCAAGGCGTGCTGCGCGATGGCGGCCTTCGTGGTTTCATTCATGGGTTGCTACGAGAAGTTGTCGCTCAGGAAGCCGCCGAACGGCAGCGGCTCATTGACGCCGAACCGGCATTCGCAACCGGTCGTGCGCTTGCTGCACTGGTCGAGCGCCGGGTTGTCGGTGGCGACATCCGCGATAGTGAAATAGGTCGTCCCGGTCCAGCCGCAATATGGGCCGCGGTAGTCGAACTGGCACAACGGCGCGATCTGGCGCGCCGGCAATTGCTGGCCGCCGAAATCCAGCGCCGACGAGAGCGTAAATTCGACCTGGACGTTTGTTTCGCTGGTCTTCTGCTCGATGTACCAGAGCTCGACCGCCATTTCCTCAGTCGGATCTGCTGTCGGGTTGCCCGCGGCGAAGTTTTGCGCGTCGAGGTACTTTGATAGCGTGCGATGCCGCGTCACCTTCGCGCCGACCAGGTCGTCGAGGAACACGCACAACGCCGAGATCGTTCCACCGGTGTTGCCAACAGTAAGCGTGGGCGTCGGCTGCTGCGCATCTGACGTGTGCTCGAAACCGCTGCCCTGAATCGGCCACGGCTTGTATTCGTTCCCCTGCCAGAAAATCGACGTCGACTGCAAGTGACCGTGAAAGCGCAGCATGTCGCCGCCGATCGCCGTGCAGTCCATCTCGAAAAGCTCGATCAGATTGCCCGGCTCTAGCTGCTGAATGTCGGCTGTAATAGTCATTGTTTGCCCTCCAGTGCTGCTACGCGCCCGCGCAAATCTTTAACAGCCTCCACAAGAATGCCGATGACAGCCATAGGATCAACGTGGAGCATATTTGGTACTGAGCCGCTATCGTCAGACTGACTAATAGACGTGGCGCACGCCAAAGCCGCTTGCACCTCTTGGGCAATGACACCCGCGTAGGTTCTATCTGTGTCCGCAAGGTCCGTGCGATTAAATGTAACCCCGCGGATACCGTCCAGCTTTTCACCCGCCTCCGGGATTACCGCTATATTTGTCTTGATTCGGGAGTCGGACGCTTGAGACAGGGCGCCTGCGATACTTAGGTTACCTACTGTGTCCAGGGTGGCGCGCGTAAGAACGTTGCTTGTATTCCCCCCCGTGCTACAGAAAACCATATTACCGGTGTTCTGCATATAAATCATAGAGCCAGACACCCCGGCCACGATTAGCTCGTAGCCGACTACAGAACTACCCGTCCCGTACGATTGATAAACTGCCTGCAAGGTTCGAGTGTTTGCCCCGTCGCCCCGGATGAACGTGCCAACACCGCCGGTTGGGTTGGCGAGTTTGGTTGCCAGACCTCCATCTACATATGACTTATTTGCTGCGTCCGTTGCGTTGACGGCTGCGCCGACGCTGGTAATAGCCTTGCCACCACAAGATAACCCGGCTGAAAATGCCGCTGCTCCGGTAATGGCTAGCGTCCCGCCTACGGTTACATTCCCCGTGTATGCAGCGCTGACCCCTGAGTATGCGCCCGCTGCCGATATGGCAGCCTGACCATTCGCACCGAAAGACAACCCGCCCACTAGCGTTGCCAGTCCTGCTACCGTGAGCGCTCCGCTTACTACCTCATCGCCCGAGTTGGTTCGCCCGCGCATCAGCACCGTCCACCCATGGACGCCGTCCGTGTCGAGCAACGCCGTCTCGCCCGGGTTCAGTGCTGACAGTGAAACGGTATCGCCCGAACCGTCTGCGGCTGGCAGCGATACGACGGTCACTCCAAGATTGCGCAGCAAAATAACGCTATCGGCCGCGCAGGTCGACGCCGGAGGCGGACTGACAGAGCCGGCCGCCGCCAGATTGATATTCACCCGTTTGCCCAGGTGCGTCGCCGCAACAAGCGTCTGAGGTGCCGTGACGGCTTCCGGCGCGCTCCCGAGTGCCGCTTGCGTATTCAGCACATCAACGTTCGAATTTACCTTCGTGTTTGCGGTTCGCGTTGTGTCGCCGTCGTTGCCGGTCGGTGGCGTGCCAAGAGCGATTTTTTGGAGAACGGTCATAGTGGTCAGGAAGCCGAGGTTGTGTCGAACGTCTGGTCGAACATAGCGCTGATCGTGTACACGTTGCCGTCTTTTGTCGGCTCGGAATACGTTTCACAAGTGAAGAGCGATTGCTCGCGCAACAGCGGCGCCCAGTAAAACGCCGTCGCGCCAGCGTGCGCATCAAGGAAGGCGAGGATCGCGGAGATCGTCGCGGCGTCCCTCACGAACTGCAGGTTGAACGACGAAGATCGATTGTTGATTCCGTCAGGCGCCCGCTGCGTGTAGCCGTCGCCAAACTGCGATTTCCGGACGAGCAGCGTCGCAGTGCCCGACAGGTTTGCGACTGTCGGCACCCACGTGAAAATGTCAGGCATTACGCGATCCCGTTTTGCATCTTCCAGAGCGTGCCGCCCTGCTTGCGCTCGTTCTGAAGGAAGGCTTTGAGCATCTGGTCGAGTTTCTTCTGCAGTTCGGCGCCCCCACTCTGATTCGCCGCGGCGCTCGGGCCGCCCTGCACGCTCACCGGCGCATCAATGTGGATGTCGCCCGCACCGCCGCTTGTGGCGGCAGCAGCGCCCGACCCGACGTAACCGCCGAGCGCGAATCGCAACATGCCATGAGCACTCCCTCCCCTTAGCGCATCAAGCGCGGGCACGCCGACGCGTTGCACCGCCGAAGCGGGCAACACGTACTCGCCAGCCGAAAGCATGGCCGGAATGCTGTCGCTGGTTGACGAACCCGGCCCATACACGGCGCCGCCGGCAGCGAGATGGAATGCGCCGGAAAACGACGTGGCGGCGCTGCTCGTGCCAATCCCCAGCGCACTTAAGGCCGCGCCGAACAACTGCGACTCTGCCGCCCTCGCGGCCATACGAGCAATGTCGGAAATGACGCTGGTTGCGAGACTAGTGAAACTGAGCTTCCCCGTCGTGACGAAAGTCGCGAACGCGTCGGCCATGCCATTGAACGCATCGGTAAAGGCCGATGAAACTTGGCCAGCAACGTTCGCGGACTGGTCGGCGAGATTCTGGTAAGCCTGGGTCGCCCCATTTTCCCAATTGCCTTGCGCGACCTTCATCCGGTCAAAGCCGTCCTGCGTGATGCTCACGGCCTTGTCCTGTGCGGCCTGAAGCGCCGTAAGCTGGTTGTCGTACATAGCCTTGTCGTCGGGCGACGTGGCCTGACTGCGCTGGCCGAGCAGCGTCGTTCTCTGTTGGTCATACTGACGCATCACGGAATTGAGCTGCGATGCCTGCTGCGATTCGAGCGTGCCCATGCCCACACTGGACACCTGAAGGTCGGCCGAATTTTGCATGGTAGCTAGCTGCTGCTTCAACCCGTCGGTATATTTCACGACGCTTTCCATGCGCTGCACCATCGCAGCATCCTCGGCCTGCCAGCTCTTTTGCGACAAGGTCGATGAATCGGCCCTGGCGTTCGCCAACTGCGTCTCGGCATCCTGAATCTGCTTGTTGATCCGGATCTGCTCGGCGCCGCTCGCCTGATGTTGCTTGAGGGCTGCAATTTCCCCCTCCAACTGCCCCTCACGCGCACTTTCTGCTTTGGCAATATCGGCGCGCAGCTGATCGTAATAATCGGCGTCCGATACAGCGCCAGCTTTGTGCGCGGCGTCCAGAATTGCCACGCTGTTGGTATATTCGGTGTTGATCTGGCTCAGCGCCTGCTTGACGGCATCGGCTTGCTGTTGCAAACCAGCGGTATCGATGGACTTCGTTCCGATCGCGTTTTGATATTGCTTTTCGATCTGGGCGAGATCGGCTGCGTGCCGGGCTTCATCTTGATTAAAAATCGTCGAATTTTTGTCGACGCCCGCGATGGCGACGGCGTAAGCCGCATTCTCTTTCTCGATAGCCAAGTTACGCTGCTGCAGCGGCGTGGCGTAATCGGTCGAGTTAAGATATTTATTCGACGCCACCTCGCCATCGCCGGCCGCTGCAATACTCGCTTGCTGGTCTGCTGCCCTCTGACTATCGGAGATCTGCCGCATGGTGTCGGAGAGAGCGGCTTGCGCTGCCGACAAGCCCTTTTGAGCGGCCTGTGCGCCGAAGCTGCCCGGCATGGATGCTGTTTTGGCGACGTTCGCCTGCGCTTCGTCAACCCGCTGCATTGCGGCGGCAAGTTTTTCTGTGTCAGTAGCTGCTACGCCAATGCCATTGATGCGGTTGATCGTATCAACAACAATGGACTTCAAACCGAGCCATGCACTCTGAACGATCCCGATATTCTGCGTCGCAGAATCCTTGAATTTGGTGTGCGCGTCGTCCATGCCCTGCAAAATGGCTTTGTACGCATCCGCGCTGTCACCGGTCTTGATGTAATTTTCGATAACATCGACCTGCGCCGCCGTGAACGTGTGGTACTGCGTCTGCAAGTCCTGAAGCGCTTTTTGGGGATCCTGGGCAAAGCTGATCATGGCCTGCGCCGCCTGATCGGCCGATTTACCCGTATCACTCGCAAATTCCGCCGTCACCTTCGTGGCGAGCGCTAGCTGATCGGCGGCCACCTGACCGCTAGACACAAGCGCCGTCATGGCCGCCTGCACGTCGGTGATAGATTGTCCAGAACCAGCGATGTTTTTCGACATATCCTCGAGGTTGCTAGAGGTTAAGCCGATATACCCATTGGTCACTTGAGCCGACTTGCCGAGCGCATCAAACGACGACGCGCCTTTGATGGCCTCATACGCAAAGCCAACCACAGCAGCAGATGCCAAGCCGATCGCAATGCCTGCTGGCGACATCAGCTTGCCCATAATGTCGACCTTCTCACCCAGCACCTGGGCAGAGCCGGCGAAGTTCCCCCAATTGCCGGTTGACGCCTCGTGGATCAGCCGAACAATCTCCAGGCGCGCACCGGCGCTCTTTACCCCAAATCCCTCAGCCGCTTCGCCGGCCGCGCTACTCTGCTGTTCGAACGCGCGCAGCGCGGCGATCGATGACGCAGCCGCATCCGAGACGCCGAGCTGAGCCGCCTTCATCTCGAGCAATTGCGATTGGGTCTTGCCGGCAGTGTCAGCAGCACGCGTGAGCGACGAGATGAACGAATTGATAGAGCGCGCGCTGGCATTGCTGCCGTTCGCCGCGGCCTCGGCGATCGCCTGCTGTGCCACGACCACGCGCGCAGCCGCCTGGTCCTGCGTCTGCATGAATGCGGCTGCGGACTTGCGCGCCGAGTCCAACTCGGACCGATAGCCGCTCGCGTCTGCTGTGACGCGCGTGATGCTGTCATTTGACACGGATTGCCGCCCCTATCTGTGCATCAATGGAATCAACGACGGCTTGGGCCGCCGCGGTCTTCTTCGCCTCATACGCCGGGCGCTTGAACGGCTCCGCAGCCATTTTCGACGTTCCGTATTCGATAAATCGCAGGTAATACGCGCTTTTCAGCCACGTCACGATGTACGAAGCCAACTTGCCCGTCACGGACTCTTCCTGGTCATAGGCGATGATTAGCGCGCGTTCGCCGTCGCCCGTGTCCTTCGGGATGCGCAGTTTCTCTTCGGCAAGGAAGATATTCGCGCCGGCGAGCGCCGCCTTGCGCAAGGTAGACTCGTTGACGGCGAGGCTGAGCGCGTCCAGCTGCGCGGTGAGCGCCTTGGGGTTAGCCATCTCGAACGCTCTCCTAGCCATTCGCGACCTTCCCGAACAGTGCGGCGCAAATCAGATTCGATTGCGCGGTTTTGTCGGCCAGAAGAACCGGGCTCGCATCCTCTTCCGGCTCGGTGCGATTCAGCCACGGCACGACATCAACCGGGCCGAACGGTTTCCGGGCTTTTTTCGTGTCGCGGTGCACGTTGTACGTCGCCGCCGTCACGAGGCCGCAGCGAAGGTCGTCCATCTCAGCGGTCAAGCCGTCGATATGGGAAAACGCAATCCACTCGACGAACTCCGCACTATCGACCTCGCGCTGACAGCGCCGCACGGACATTTTCAGTTCGCGGGCGAGTCGGAACCAAAAGAGCCGCTCTGGGCGGCTTCGGAGTTTTTTTCTGCCGCCTCCACCGCGTCGGTCCCGAATCCGTTGAGCCGTTCGGCTACCTTCACGACACGCGTGACCGCAGCAGCGCTTTTCAGGCGCAGCGCGTCGATGTCCGCCATCGTGAAAACGCGCTGACCGCCATCGTCGATGACGGTCGACACGAGCAGGCTCGATTGGAAATAGCCAATCGACTTGTCGGACGCCTGCATCGATTCGTTGAAGGCGTCGCGGTCGACGCCGCTCATAACCGACACCTTCACCGAACCGCCCCATTCCGGGACTTCCACTTCTTCCGACTTCAGGTCGTCGGCTGCGAGAATCTGTTCACGAGTCAGCATGTTTTGTGCTCTATATAAGGTTGAAAATGCGCGCTACGATCGACGCAGGCCTGCGTGCCTGTCAGGCCGGAGGTGCCGGCGGTGTGATTGTGACGTCGCCGCTGATCGCCATCGCGACGGTGGCCGTGAGCAGCGCGTCGGTGCCGCCGGCAATCGGAAAGGAAGTGACCGAGGCGAGGAACGTGGCGACGTCGCCGCTCGGAAGCGTCAACTGGTAATTTTTCTTCGTGCTCGCGCGCTTCGATGCGAGCATTGCCGCCTGGCCGGGGTCCGAATAGTCGATGTTGATGTCGATCGAGAAGCTGCCCCAATCCTGCAGGCCCAAGAGGTTCTCTTTCGCGACCGAATCGAGGTCGGTCGTGTCGAGCGACGTGGCCGATCCGTCGAAGCCGCTGTAGCTTTTGACGTTCTTGACCTTCGTCCAGACTGTCGGGTCTGCGTCGTCGACGTTAATTGCGAGTGCGCTGCCCTGTGCGGAAATTGCGGAGCTTGTCATGGTTTCCCTCAGATGTTGAACCAGATTGATACGTCGGCGCGACTGCCATACAGCTTTGTGTCATCCTCGTACACGCTCACCGGCGCGCCGACCGGCGTGCCGAGAACAGGCGCGGCAGTCAGCGCCCCGAGAATCTGTTGCATGAGAAGCGCGACCGACAAACGGTCTTCGCCCCATACGGCGACCTGCATGCGGTTGTTTTGCCATTCGTTGAGGCCGTCGAAAGTCGTTTCGTCGACGCCGCCGACAGACTGGTAGACGACAAACGGCTTGGCCGCGCCGGCCGGCGCCACGTCCGGATAGATGCGGCCGCCGGCGAACGGTGCGAGCGCCGTATCAACGAGCGATTCAGCGCTAGCCATTGTTCGAAAAGGCCGAGCAGGCCAGATCCGTATATTCCCTGCTCGCCACATCAGGGAGCGGCGAGAGGATGTTGAAAACGACATCGTCGACGGGCGCGCCGTCAACAAACTTCAATAGAACCGCGCGCATGCCGTTGGTAATGTCCGTTCGATACCGGATTCGAATGCTCGCCGTGGTCTGCGCAACGTCGGCATCGGCCAGGAGCGTTTCTTTTCCAGTCAGCATCTTGACGTTGCACCAGACGGTCGCGAGCGGCGCCCAAGTAAGCGGATCGTTCAAGGTTCCTGTGCCTGCGCGCTGGTCGATGCGCACGCGCCGATTCAGGTCGCCGGCACGCATCAGACGCCCGGCACAATTCGGTGCGGCCGCAACAGCGTTCGCGCATTGAACGGCAATTCGACGAGTTTCGAGACAGACGAATCCTCGCGATTCGAATACAGCTCTGCGGTCGTCTTGAGAATTGCCGCCTTGATCGCGCCGTTGACCACCATCGGATAGTCGCCGGCGGTGCCGGCCGTCTGCGCAGCTTCCAGCGAGTCCTGATCCTCGAATACCTGGCGATTCAGATAGTCGATCGCCGACTGCGTCGCGCCGTCGAGCAAAGCCTGCACAACGTCATCTTCAACGCCGGCATCCTGACGCAGAAAACCAAGCGCGAGGCTAATATCGACGAGCGGCATCGCTTACTTCTTCGCCGGAACGGTTTTCTTGTCTTCCGAACCCTCGAGCGCGCCCAGCTCACGCGCGCCTGGCTCAAGCTCCGACGGACATTCGTCGCCCGCTTCGAACTGCTTCGGATAAATCTCGCCTTGCGGCACACCCTTGAATGGCTTAATGAACTTCGGCACGGCGTTCCCCTAAAAAGAAGGGGCGCCACAAGGACGCCCCCAAACCAACACCCACCCCTGAAGACTCGTGTTACGCGTCGACGGCGACCTGCAGCGCGCGCAGCGGTTCCGGATTCACGACGCCGCCGCCGACGCGCTTGGTCGTGTAGAACGAGACGAACGGCTTATTCGTGAACGGGTCGCGCAACACGCGCACGCCGATGCGGTCGATCACCAGGTAACCCTGCTTGAAGTCACCGAACATGATGGGCGTCGCATTGGCCGCCACGTCCGGCATGTCGGGCACTTCCGTGAGCGGGAAGCCGGCGAGCGTCGCCGGCTGGCCCGCGACATACGTCGGTTGCCACAGGTAATTGCCCTGGCCATCCTTCAGCTTGCGGATTGCGCCCTGCGTCGCACGGTTCATGATGAAGCGCGCGTTGCCGGTATAAGCGCTCGGCAGGTCATAGATGATGTCCATGATACCGTCCGACGTGATCGCCGCGGCTGCGCCGCTGTTCACCACTTCGATAGCACCGAACGGATGCGTCGCGGCGTTCGCACCGCCGGTGATGTACGTCAGAATGCCATTCGGCTTGTTCGCGCCGTCGCCGGCGACGAAAGCCGCGCCTTCCTGACGCGCGAACTCGGTCTGCACTTCGTTGGCCAGCCACGTTTCGAGATCGATCAATGCATCATCGAGCAGCTGCTGCGTCGCAGCCGGATTCGCATACAGCTCACCGGTCGTGAAGCCCAACGACGCGAACGTCGGGCCATTGGTCGCAGCGCGAGCAGCGGCCTCGCCGACCCAACCGCTCGCGGTGCCGCCGAGGTTAAACAGCTTCGTATAGCCGTTCGTCGAAATGGTCTGCGTGCCGCAGATGGCGCGCATCGGCGAGATGAGAACCAGCTTGTCGGTTACGGTCCGATCCCATTCGACAGGCGCCAGATAGCCGCCATCGGCGTCCGTGCCCTTGCTGAGGGTCGCCTGAATCTCGCCCTTGCGCATGTGCGCCTTGAAGGCTTCGGTGTATTCCTTGTCCTTCAGTTGCCGGCCGCCAGCCATTTGCGCGGCTGCGATCTTGATGTTGGTGTCATCGACGGCCTTCTGCAGCGCGTCGAGATCCGCGCCGATCTTTTCGACCTTCGCCGTCACATCGGCCGTCGGCAAGCCGGCCTTCACGGCGTCGAGCTGCTTCGTATGCTCGGTTTTGTACTCGGCGAACGCCTTCTGCAGGTTTTCGATCAGCGCCTTGACCTCGGGCAGGCTGCTGTCAGCGCGAACAGCAACGATACCGCGAGGCACGAAGCCAGCGGTGCCAGCCAGGGTTGCCGCGATAGCGGCGATCAACAGATTTTTGCTCATGATTAGCCTTGAATTGCGTTGAGGAGGTTTTGCAGCGATGCCGCAACATCTTCGCCAGCGCTCGGCGTGGCAGGATTCCCGGTAGCGCCCGGCGTACCGGTGAAAAGGGCTTTGAAGGCCTCGCGGCGCTGCGAACGTGAATAGCCCGCCTTCGCCATTGATGCCTCAACGAGCGCCAGCGCTTTTCTGCTGCCGCTGGCACTCGCGTTTTTGTCGATTTTCGTGCTGTCGACAAGGCCGGTTGCAAAACCGTCCGCGACGGCCTGATCGGAACCGATCCAGGTTTCACGATCCATTAGCGTCGCGGCCGCGTCCTGACTGATGCCGGCGCGCTTCGCATAAAGGTTCGCCATGGCGGCGTCGAATGGCTCGAGCGTTTGCGCGGCCTGCGCCAAATCGTGCCGGTTGCCGATAGCGACCGTCCACGCGTTGTGGATCATGAGGAACGAGCCCTCACCCATCAGAATTTCGTCGCCAGCCATCGCGATAACGGACGCGGCCGACGCCGCGAGGCCGAGCACCTGTACGGTTACCTTCGCCTGATGCTGCCGTAACAGGTTGTAGATCGCGACGCCTTCGAAAAAATCGCCACCAGGCGAATTCACGTTCACCGTGACCGCCTGATTCGCGCCAATACTGCGCAGCGCTGCCGAAATGCGCGTCGCGGTTACGCCCGTGCCTTCCCAGTTGTCGCCGATCGTGTCGTAGATGGAAATCGACGGCGAGCCGTCGTTCGCTGCACGAACCTCGGGTTCCCATCGCTCGAGCGCGTCCGGGCGCAGGTCGAACTGCGCCGAATTCAGGCGATGGTCGGCGCGGATTTCAGGAAGCTGCAGGAGGCTCATTGCTCGGTCCTTTCGGTTGCTGAGTCATTGGGTTGCGGAGCTGGTCGGTCAACGGATCGCTCGATTTCGGCAGATCCGCGAGCCCGCGCACTTCGTTTTGCGACATCCACGGCGCCTGACCGCCCGCGCCAAGCGCCTTCGAGAAAAATGACGCCTGATCGTTGAGCGTGCCGCGCAGCAGCGCGCCCTCATTGAATTTGTATTGCAGCAAGCCGAGCTGGTTGTCCGGGATGAAGCTGCGCGCCGCCGCCTGTTCCCACGACACAAACCAGTGCGCGAGGCCATACTGGATGAAGAAAATCGCCAGTTGCTCGATGCCGCTGCCCCAGCTCGTGTCATCCATCATCAAGAGCGGTCGCGGCACGCCGTACATGCGCGCAACCTCTTCGATCTGGTGATTGCGCGTTTCGATCTGCTGGGCAGATACAGCAGTGGTCGTGAATTGCTTCGCCTGGCCGCCCTCTTCGATCAACATCCAGTTACCGGCGTTCTGCGCGCCGGAATAGTTGTCAGTCAGCGACTGTTTCATGCGCGCATAGGCGATGTCAGACAGTTCCTTCGGAACCTCGATTGCGCCACCGGCCATAACGCCGTTGCGGAAAGTGCGCGACGCGGCTCTCTCAGCCTGTTCCGCAAGCTCCATCGCTTCACGTGACAGGCGGATGCGGGAAATCCCGTTAATGCCGTCAAGCGACAGGTCTCGAAGATGGAAAACCTCGTTCGCCGGCAGCGTGATCATGTTGCCGCCCGGCGCCGTATAGTCGTATGTCATCTGCCACGACGAACTAAGGTGCGGCACGGTGCATCCGCGCTCCATCGGGATCAGCCGGATCGGGCGATTTCCAGACCAGATAATTCGCGCAAACGACTGTCCGTCGAGCAAAGCGCGAAGCTGCAAAAGGCTCTTGAACTCAATCGGCGTCTGCCAGTCATTGGGCTTGTACTTCAGCAGCCGGTGTGCCGGGTTGTTGATCTGAATCTGCTTCTGGTCGTCACTGCTCTGCAGGTTGAACGGCAGCATGCCGATCGATTCGGAAATCAGCGTCACGCATCGGAGAACGGCCATATTGCGCAGCGCACGGGCGCCGCGTGGATCGCCGCCGTCGATCTCGCCGCGCCGGATGTAATCGAGCAGCCGCGGGTCATCAAGGCCCGTGAACGTCGAACCGCCTGACGGCAACTCTGCACGCGGAAGGTTCGGTTCAACGCGCCCTGTAGCGCTTTCCTTCGAACGAGTTTGTGCCTCCGGCTGGTTACCTCGCCGGAAGTAGTCGATCAAACCCATTCACACCTCAAAGGAATCGGATACCGCGCGACTCATACACCGACGGCCCTTGAGCCGGCGGATTAAGCGCCATCAGCGATACCGCATCGAAAATTGCCATGAGCGGGTCGATTTTCCCCGTCCCGCTGGCCTGTTTTGTGATGTTCACCGCGTTGCCGACCGGCACAACGCGTGCATTTCCTACGCACCACGCCATCATTCGCTGGCCGCCGTGAATAAGCGTGCCATCCGGCTTCTCGCCGCCGTCTTCGGCCTTTCTTCCGCTCGCCGCTGCGACGCGCCGTTCGGTTGTCTTGATCGCGCCCGACAATTTCCAGCCCTGCGAGATGCCGATCACCTTGTCTTCCGGCACGCCGGCAGCGCTGAGCGCATCGAGCACACCGCCGATTCCAGCCGGGTCCGCGCCGACCTTATCCAGCAATCCGGCCTTGTGGATCGCCGCGACGATCTGCGCCACGTCCTCGACGTCGTCGCCAATCTGCTCGACGACGGTCAGGTCGCCCTCTTTCTCGAAGTCGCGAAGCGTGTCCGCGATCTCTTTGCGGCGCTCGAACACGGACGGATGCGCCCATGCGTGCGTCCACGCGATCCAGTTGCGCGTGCGGCGCTCGCGCCCGACGAGAGCGAGCCCAAGCAAGTCATCCAGGCCGCCGCCGTCAACCCCTGCAACAATCACTTCGCAGCGCTCAATCAGATCTTCGGGCGATACGCCGGGCGCCAGCGCCGCCGCCTCCCAAAACTCGGCGCCTGACCAGCGATCGCTGCGCAGCGCAAGACCGATTTCGACATTGGCGTGCTTCGCGAGGAAGCCGCGGAACGACTCTTCGCCGCTCTCTTGCGCCTTGCGAAACTCGCGCTCCAGGTACGCCTGATCGACCGAATAACCGAAATTCGGATTGACCATCGCGAGGTTTTCTACCCGCAAGTGCTCTTTGCGCTTCACCATTTCAGGCGGATGCTCGAAGATCACCGGGACGAAACACGGGTCATTGATCTTCCCGTCACGCACGTCGCGTGCATAACGTAGCTTCTGCAGGAACACGCCGGCCGGCGGATCATTCGACTGCGTTGTCAGGTAGATAACAAAGCCTTCAGGACGCGACGCCAGGCCGCCGGTCGCTTCACGCAGCATGTCTTCGGCGTTCGGCTGCTTTCCGAACAGCCAAAGCTCGTCGATCAACGTCCCGACGCTTTTCTTGCCGCTGACCGTGTTCGCGTCAGCGGCGACGACCTTCAACGCCGCGCCGCTGACGCGGTGCGTGATCGTCTTGATGTGCGTTTGCACCTGGAACAGCTCGTCGAGGTCTTCCTCGTGCTTCACCATGTCCCGGCTAGGCGCGAAACTGTTGTTCGCGACCTCGATTGTCGGTGCAAGGATCGCGTATTCGGCAGACTGGCGCCAATTGAGGATCATCGCAGTCATCATGATCCCAGCCGCAAGCGTCGACTTGCTGTTCTTCTTGGGGATGCACACGAACCACTCGGTAATCAGGCGTCGCCCACTGTCCGGGTCATACGCGCCGAAGATCGAAGCGACGAGATCAAACACCCACTGCGCGCACGATTCGCCAAACGTCGGGCTACCCGGTGCGTCGACGATCTTGAGCTGCCTGAAAACGTTCAGTGCAATCTCGGCCTGCTCTGGAAAGATCGGCGGCGGGATGATCGAGCGCCCGGACCGAAGCCGCTCGGGCCAGTCCAGGCATGCGGTTGACCATTCCATCCGCTATTTCCGGTTGTTGACGACAAGTTTCGGCGTCGCAAGCGACGCAAACTTGTTAGCCGCTTTCTCGGCGGCCGCGCCTTTCGCATCCTTCTTTCCAGTCTCGCCCACCTTCGCATGCACGAATGGCATGAGCGCTTTTGCGGCGTCGACGCGCAGTTTCGGTTCGGTCCGACCGTCGTTCATCGCGGCAATCAGGAACGCCTTCGGATCGGTGAAGCTGGTCATCGCGCCGATGTCTAAATCGACTGGCTTGCGAGCGGCGCTCCCCGACTTTTCGACCGGAGCGGGTCTCGCTTCGCTCTGGATGCGTTGCGCAGCGAGATAAAGGGACACATCCTTGTCTTTAACAAGGCGTGATCCCGCTGCCGATGCTGTCGCGGCGCTGTAACCCGCCGCAATTGCCGCGTCCTTATTGGCTTTGCCGGCCAAAACAGCGTCGGCGAAAAGCCTCTTTTTCGCTGTTAAAGCCATTAACAAAAACTCCAAACGGGAAAAAATTCTGCGCGTGCGGGAACGGTCGGTCGAGGCGCAAAATAGCCTCAAACTTTCAATACCCCCGCCCGGTAGGTTTTGACTAATGTTGCTTATTTACAACATTCGTTGAGAATTGTCGTATTTTCGCAACATTTGTTATCAGCGACGCTCAAGGCGCGCTTTTTCGCCGTCGTGGTGCGGTTTGCACAGCGTCTGAACGTTGGTCGGGTCGAGACGCAGCGTGTCATTGCCGCGATGCGCAACTATGTGGTCACCGATCGTTCCAAGCGGTTCGGCAACGCCACGTTCGGCACATGCGAGCACGACATCAACCGGCGACAGATCAAGCATGCCGAGATCGCGAAGACAGAACACGCAATGCGGATGCATCGCGAGATGTTTGGCACGCAGTTGCTGCCAGTCGTAACCGTAGCCACGTGCCGCGCTGCTCGTCTTGCCTGTTCGCCACGACGGCGATTCGGCAATCGCGACTCGGCTTGGCAATGACTGCAAGCGAGTCGCCAACGTGCGCAAGCGCGGCATGTGGTTTACGCCGCGACCGGATACGCAGCAGCAAGCGCTGCATTGGTGGCCGCCTGAATGGCTTCCACCGACAACGATGCGTCGATCGTCTTAAGTGCAAGCGCGATCTGCACTGCGGTGTTGACGTTGCTGCCAGCGTTTGCTGCCGGTTGAGTTGCCGCTACGGGTGTGCTCATGATCAATCCTTTAAGATCGTTGGAAATGGGCGCATTGCCGATCAACTTCGACAACGCGTCGAGCGTCGCGGCTACATCGGTTGTCGCGTCGACCTTGATTTCGGAAGCCACGCTGTCGGCTTTCTGTTCGATGGTCGACTTTTCGCCCTTGAACCACGAGGCGATCTTCTGAATGATGGCTTTGAACATGGTTTCTCGAGGCGAAAATAGAAAAACCCGCAAGGCTTTCACCTGGCGGGTTTCGTTTTGTCTGGACGCGACTGTGCGCTCAGACGGGATAATTCCACAATTTTTCGGAGTTTACAAGTACTTTATCAAGCCTTTTTCGACAAGCGCCGGTCGCATGATCGCTTTGGCTTGGGCGTAGTCACTTTCCTGCGTCTCGGGATTGCGAGGATTCGCAAAAACGAGTGCGCCAGCGGCAAAGTTGCGCACCGCTGTTGTCACGGCAATTCGATGGCGCATGCCGAGTGCGAGCACGATTGGCTCAACCGCATTGCCAGTAACCGCCGAAAGCTGGAAATCGACCAACTCCGACAGATCCTCATAATCCATCCATTGCCGGCTGATCTGGAAGTTTGAGCACGACGAATCAGAGCCGTTGTAGCCGGCAACAGGCCGGTATGCCTGGCTCCATTCGTACCAGTCCGTCAGAACGGCGTCGATTTCGTCCATCGGCATCGCGTCATATGTCATGTGTTGTTGCCCCTTTCCGCATTGCTCTGCCCGCATGTCGCGCGCCGCTTCCGCCGTATAAATCGCTGTCACATCACCACCGAAAAGTGAATTCCCCAATGCATGAACCACTGCACGAGCTGGCTGCGCAGATCCTCGTTGCGCGGGAACGGGTATTCGACCTGCAGACGATCGCCAACAGGATCGAGCTGGCCAACTAACGGGCAACCGTCAAACGCGATCAACTTCGCTTTCGTGACATCGTCGACATGCTGGCGGCTCGACTTGGCTAGTTCGTCGGGAACGTCGGCGTATTGGATGTAGGCGTGCGCGCTCACAATGAATCACCGACTTGAGGCGCTGCGGAATGATCGACGGTGATCGTGACAATTCCCTCGTTGATGATGCCGTAGTTGCCCATCCGCGAAGAGAGATTGCACTGCACTCGGACGCACGAAGCGTCCGGATTGACGCCAGCCGCAGCCGCAACATGCTCAATGATGACGCGCTCGAGGGCGGCCGAATCGAGAACGGCGCGATGCGTCGTCGTGTTGGTGCGCCCGGTGTTGATCTTGATTTCACTCACACTGCCTCCTTTACTATCCATTCGAGCTCACCGCTGTCGACAAACGCCGCAAGCACATGCGCGTCGCGCCCCTTCCGATTCATCGAAATCGGTGCATTCACCCAGCAAAGCTCTTCATTGACCCAGCCCTTGTCCGACCGCGGAATGTGAATGCGATCGGACAACGGAATGAAGGCGAGTGCTTTTACCATGGAGACGCTCATATCGCCGCCGCTGTATGCGATGCGTTGGAGACCATGCACCATCGTTTCGAAATCGAAATCGATAGGCGCGGTGACCGACCGACTGCGATACCTCCGGCCGGTGAAAGTGACGCTGCTCGCGATGTAAATCCGCACCGTCATGACGATTGGTCGCACGTTTCCCCCTTCAAATCCAGCTTTGCGGCGCGTTCCGGCTGCCAGCGCGCGAATGCCGCATTCCACATGTCGCGCTTCTGCTCGCGCAGGAAACGCTTTCCCTGATCGTATTCGTGGTGGCATGCCGCGCAGGCCGGCACGGTAAGCACGTCAGCCGTTTTTAAGCCCATGCCCTTCCCTTCGTTGCGGTGCGCCGGCACGCTCGTTTTCGGATTGCTCTCGCAAATGCCGGCGATGCGCAGATAACAAGGCTCGTCCCGGCAAGCGTCGCGCATCACCTTGTCGTCACCAGCCTTCGGACGTCGCGCGCGCTTCTTCATCGCCGAGCGCTGCAGCGCTGTCTTGGCCGACGCGAGACTGCTAAACGGCGAATGCGGCTTTCGCTTGAATCCCGTTCGGCGCAATGGCGTGGATCTCTTCAAGCTGCCTCCGTGTCGACCAGCTCGACAACCGCGGCCTGCGAGATCACGGGCATATCGCCAGCGAGGCCGATCAGATGCGCAGCGCGGAACACGCGCAAGCCGAGGTCACGAATCAGGTTGTGCTCGATCGGCGCGCCACGCGATTGCTCCCACCCCGGCAAAAGCGCAATGCCGTCACAATCGACAGCCGCCTTGATGTCGACGCGCATGCATGCGAGCCAATCGCCATCGCTGTGCGCATTTAGCTCGGCCGGATTGACGACGTCAAAGCCGAGCGCGCGCAAACGCGCAGCCTCGGCGTGGAACGCCGGAAAATTCAATTCCGGGTAACCTGTCATCGGGCCGGCGAGATATATTTTCATGTGGCGGACCTCCCAACCGTCACCATCTCGTACATCGCATCGGCCACCGGATCAACGCAATCGGTCTGCCTTGCGCGCCGCGCCTTGAGCGCCTTTTGTGCCTCGTACCGTGCGCTTGGCCGATATGCGGCAAGCCTCGGAAACGGCGCGCCGGTCAACTGGTACGTCGCGCGATAGTTCGCCTCACTGCCCTTCACGTGGCCGCTTTCCTTGAGAATGCGAAGTTTTTTCTTGACGGCGTCGTATGAGAAACCTGTGCATGCGACGATGTCGGCGCTGGTCGCACCTGGCTTGAGCATCAGGAATTCGCAAATCTGACGCTGCTGCACGCTCATGATCCTGTTTGCCATTTACTGAATCTCCACGATGTCGATGTCGTGCACCGTCTTCATGAGGTGGCGCTTGAATTGGTACATGGCCGTCTGCATTCCCTTGACGTCCTCGACGACTTGTTCGCCGGCGGCCGTCAGATAGACGAAATCGGCGACATACGTGCGGGCGCGCCGTTTCTTTCCGGCCACGACGGCAGGCGGCGCGATGACGAATGGCACCTGCAGGCGCAGTTCGCGGATCTCGCCAGCCGCCTGCAGCTGGATCAGATGAAACCAGCGCGACCGCTCGCGCTGGCTATCGAACTTGATCCCTTCGTGCTCGCATTTCGTGTTTCGGTACTTGGGCGGCTTGGCCGGCTTCGTCATGCCGGCGATTGCGCTGCTCATTGGCGTTGGCGCGCCAATCTCAGCCGCTGCGCGCGCAGACCGCGAGATGCTGAGCGCAATCGGATCGGCGCCGACGCCAGCGGCGATCTCGTCGAACTCGCTGTTCGGCAGCGTGCCGAACTTGCGCGCCAGAGCGCGCTGCTGCGAATCGCGACCGACCGTCATGTCTTCGCGCACGCGCGCCGTGCCCACCGTCGTCGTGCCGGACGGAACAACCATCGGCCAAGGTGCTCGCTTCGTCATGCCTTTGCCTTCCAGCGAATCGGGTTGAAGTTGCACGCCATGTGGCCCGGCACAAATGCAGACGCGTCCTTGTGCGCGCAATTGCGGTATCCCCGCGCATACATCTTTTCGTGGCCTGGCGTAGTGATGGAGTATTGGCAGGTGCGGCACGTGGGTGCGGCTATCTCAGAATGGGATTTCATCTCGTGAGTCCCTGGTGAATGTGGTCCGCTGCATGTCGTCGACTCGGCGCGCCACGGTCGCCTCGAGCACGACGAACAACTGGCCCCGGTGCTCGCGCGCCAGTCGCTCGGCCTCTGTGACCGCCGAGCGCTCGGTTGCGTGCCTATACTTCGGCGGCCGCACGCCGGTCGGCGACCACACGAGCCAAAAGGCCTTTTCCGTTTGCGCGTTCAAGTCGCCTCCGGTTTCATGAAGACAAGCCAGTGCGTAAGGCCTTTCCGGCCGCTGAGATGGCCAAACAGCGGAGCTACTTCGGTGAGCGCCAACACTTCGCCGATCTTGACTTGCGTTTCGTTCCATTTGAAAACCAGCACGCCGTCAGTTGCGAGCACGCGGAAGCACTCGGCGAAGCCGCGGCGCAGGTCATCGCGCCAGTCGTCACCGAGCTTTCCGTATTTCGCCGCAAGCCAGCTCTTCGGGCCTGCGCGTACCAAATGCGGCGGATCGAATGACACGAGCTTGAAAGTGCCGTCTTGATAAGGCAGATAGCGGAAGTCGAACATCACGTCAGGTTCGATACTTATCGTCCGCGTCCCCGGCTCATTGCCATGCGAGCGGTCAGTGACGGTCAACGTCTCGCTGCGTCGGTCGCCAAAGATCACGTTCGGATGGTGGCGGTCGAGCCACATCATTCGACTGCCGCAACAGGCGTCGAGCACTTTCTTTTCGATCGCTGTTTCGTGCTCGATGCTCACGCGACCTCCGCGGGCGCTTTCTCGCGCGGAATGTCATTGAAGTAGGCGTACAGCGCCTCGTAACGCTCTTCGCTCTCGCGGCCCACCGTGCGCAAAAGCTCTTCCATCCATTCACCCGGCCCGGACGCCTTGCACACCTTCGCCTTGAACTGCTCGAAGAATTGAAACTTGGATCGATCGATGCCGAGCTGCTGACCGCGAGACAGATAGCCGCTTTCCGTGAGCCACCAGTTCGCCGGCGCGCTGGGCGACCCGACAGCAGCTTGCACGTCTTTCACCGGAAACAGTCCGGTCCAGCCGCGGAGCACAGCTTCGTCGACGCACGCAGCCGGGTCGTGGCCAAGCTCACGCAACTTCGCCAGCCGCTTGATCGACACCGACGCCGCTGGTCGCGTCCAAGGCGCCGACTTGTCGGCCGCTTTCGCTTCGCGGTGCTCGCACCAGTCGAGCCACGTGTCATCGCTCAACCAGTCGGGCAGTTCGATCGATCGCAGTTCGACATGCAACGCAACTCGCGGCGCTCGCCGCGCAGGTTGGTCGTTGCCTTTCTGTTCCTTTGATAGTTCCTTGGTAGTTCCGTGTCCCGTTTTTGGGACTGTTTCGGCGGAAATTTGGGACTGTTCAGCCGGAAAAACGGTACCGTTAGCAGGAAAATTTGGAACTGTTCCGTTTTTGGAACTGTTCCGTTTTTGGGTGTGTTTAACGGTGCCGTTTTCGGAACCGTTCCCGATTTGGGCTAGCTTTGACGGAGGCGGTCCGATCTCAACGACTTTGCCTTCGCGATTGGTCATCAGCACTTTCGGTGCGCCAGCCGGCCGCGTCATCTGATACACGATCACCTGCCCGGTTTTGCCGGTGCGATCGCCTGTGTCTTCGAGATAGCCCAGTTCCTTCAGGCGCTTTATGTTCGCGAGGATCGTCTTGCGATCCTGCTCAATGAACTGCTCGACAGCTTCCATGCTGGCCCATACACGGAAGTCCTCACCGGCGAAATCGGCCAGCGCAATAAGAACGGCCTTAGGCGATCCCTTGCCAACCCGCTGCGCCCGAACCCAGAATGTTGCTGTGACGCTCAAGCGGCCACCTCGACCGGCAGACCGACAATTTCGTTCTGGACGCCGGTGGCGACGCACTCGCGCGTGCCGCAGACCTTGAGCGCTTCGTCGTCGAGCAGCTCGCGAACGCGGCCGCACACGCTCGACAGACGCAGGTTCGTGCGGTCGGCGATCTCCTGTCGCGTGAGCGCCAATTTGGGCGCATCGAACAGATCCATGATCATCTGCTTCTGCGTGCGGCGCAGGCCGCCGGCAAGCGCGTCGTGTGCAACGGTTTGGGTGTGAGTGGCTCGCATCATTTGTCCTCTGCCATGCCTTCAATGCGGCCGACCAGGCCGAATAGCGTGCTGATGTGCGACCAGACGCGGTCTTTTACGCGACCTACCTCACGGCGCTCGACGCGGCCATCCTCGAAAGTGCGATTTACTTCCTTGCCGATCTCGCCGTTTGTTTCCCACGTCTTCGCCATCAGCTCGAGCACGGCACCATCGGAGCAATGCGCTGCATCCGGCAGCTTGACGAGCACATAGCCGCGCTCGCGCGCCCATGCCTCAAGGATTCGATCGTCGTTCGTCATGTCCGTCACGGCAACGGCGTTCATGAGCGTGAACTGATGGGTATCGGTATTGGGATTGACCTTGCTGCGGAGCACCGCCGCCGACATCCCAACGCGCGGTGCCAGCGACTCGCACCCGCCAGGGTAGTCATGCGCAACTGCGTGCGCCGTATCGAGAATGTTCAATTGCCGCTCCAGACAAACGTGTTTCGATAGGGTTAGTACTACTAAAGTGCAACCCAACAACTGCAAACGGGGAATAACAAAAAATGAAAACGTCGCGGCCGGTTACCGCCGGAACTGCTTCGGGTCGTGCCAATACGACCTTTTCGGATCGAGGCGCGGGGACTCGCCTCGCATTCGGTTCGCCGGCTCCGTTCTATGGAGCCGTGCGAACTCTTTCAGCGTCAACAGCCAGTGAATCAGCCGCATCGATTACCTCGCTCCTGCTGCTCGCGGCGCTTCAGCCGCTCGCGATTTAAGGCGGGATCTCCACCCATGTCAGAATCAGGTTTGCACACCACGAAACCAACTGAACGGAGATCCCATGAACCACGAAAACGAAAAACTTTTGCTCGAGCTCGACAGCTTCCGATTTGGAATGCTCGCCGCTCTGCACTCGCTGAAGGCCTCACTTCAGGAATCGCCTCACTTCAATCAAACGGTGCTCGAAGACGCGATAACTTTTTTCCTCGCACAACCGGCAAGCAGGGGCGACCGGGGGTCATTCGAGAGCCCTCTCAGGGCTCTTTTGACCGACGAGACAGAATTTCTGAAGGCGATTCTTCAGAAGCCCCAAAGCTGAAGCCCCCGTCTTTCGAGATCGACCACAGCACACGGCCGGTCGTCGGATCGGTCATCGTGATGCGATTCGCAATGAAGACGAAGCCCGAACTCGGCCGCCTGCAAAACACCCGGCGGACCGCCCTGCGGATGCGCGCATACAGTCGTTTCATATCAAGCCGCCTCTCGTTGTTTGGCGACGAGCTCGGGCCAAATGTCGCGCCAATCGTCCGGTCGGAGATCGAGCCGCGTCACCGCACCGCCGCTCTCCCTCTCAATGAGAACGCTGAGTTTCTCCCCGGCGACGCGCTGACCATAGGCGATGTTCCGCAAAAAGGCCTTCGTCGTTCGACAGCGGCGGGCGAACTGATCGCGCTCTTCGGGAGGAAGGCTGGCAATGAATGACTTAAGCTTGTCCATGCGCGCAATATTACACCGTTCGGTGAAATCTTCAACACCAACCGGTGAATTTCACCAAACGGGTACAGATGCTCTAATCGGGCGCATGGCAAACGATCTAACTGACATCCGCGACGTTATCGAGCAGCGGCGCCGCGCCTTGGCAAATTTGGTCGAGGCGCACACGCAAGCCGTGGTGGCGCGTCGCACATTGAAAGCAGACCGCCAGATAAGTGATATGGTCGCTGGCCGCAAAACGTTCGGTGAGAAGGTGGCGCTTGAGATGGAGTTGGCTTGGAATAAGTCCGGACCGCCCGACGATCGGATCGATCTACTCGCCCCTAGGCCGTTGCCGGTCGCAGCTGCACCGCAGGGCTGGGAAAGGTTAAGCGAGATTCAGCGTATCAAGGCCGAAGCGTTTATTAGCGGCTTGCTGGCTCAGGGTGAACCACGGTTCGACGCGCCCGGCTTTCGCCCGGAGCTACCCAATCTTCCGCACAAAGGCTAGGACGATTGTCGCTGACCGGCCTAATAGGCTCTAGTGATGAGTCATAGAAAATGACTTGGCTTGTGATTGGGCACCACGTGCCACGGAGTGTCCATCCGGCCGTGGGGTCGCCCAAGAGCAAAACTACCCATTCCCTCTCAGAACAGGCGTAAAGAACGAGAACGCGACGACCGACCATGGATTGATCACTGGACCGAATGACCTGCGCCAAATCACCGGACCTGCATCGCAATCCAGTTCGTTCGCCACTCTCACGCCGCATTATTAAACCCCGGAAGCCAGACGTTTTTCTAACTGATTACTGTATGTAAACACAGTATCAGGTCTTAAGTTTGCACGCCAGAGCGCGACAGGCGCGATCTCTCGCAAACCCAGCAAAGTCGGGAAGGCGTCCGGGTATACCATGACTCACCGCGATTTCACCTTACTGTCTAATGGCGTGCTGCTTACCTTGAAAGGTTCGCGTAGGCACTATTACGACAAAAAGACAGCGGGGGTTTAATGAAAAAATGCAGAAGAGCGGCTCACGGCTTCATCCGCACGAGCGTTATCGCAACCATTATTGTGTGTGCGCCCTTTGCCAGTGCGCAGCCTAAAGCGAAGGCTAAGGCCGCCCAGCAAGCATCCGCAGTTACTCAGCCCGCGGTGGCCCAGCCTACGGGACCTACGGGGATTGGCGCACTAAAACTCGGTATCGACCAAGATACTCTGGAGGCGCTGAAGTCCGCTGACGGGATTTATCTTCTCGAGCCGCTCACAATTGACGTGCAACGAACCGAAGCCGAACAAAACGCGTTGCTCTATAAGGCACGGATCATGACACCACTTTCCACAGACTCGGCGCCGGCACGCTTTACATTTACTTCCGGGAGGCTTGCGGGCTTCACCGTGGACCTGGATGAAAATCAGTTTCAACAGGCCATGTCGCAACTGCAGGAGAAATACGGGCACGGCTCTGTGACTGACGACCGAAAAGATGAGCAGTGCATTTACCATAACGGCGCTAGCTTCAAGGTCAATTCCGGCGCGGTTTCTAGGCGTTGGATTCAACGAATCACAGACACCGAACACATCAGCGCAACTATCGTAGAGTTCACAGTCGATATTTGCCCTCCTAGCTTGCTGGGGCCGCGCATCGGACCGCAGACGTCGAGATTCATTTCTTTTTATGATGTGCATTCTGACGCCAACCCAAAGCCCAACCCCTTCTAGTCGGCCCTAGCACAAACCCAAACCCCGAGCGTTTAGCCGGGGTTTTATTTTGCCCGGCGAGCGTTGGCGGTAGCCGGGCATCTGGGGCGCGGCAGCGGTTGAACGCAGGGCTGTTACAAATTTTCTCCCCTCATTCACCAAATGGTGTTGACTCAAAAGACACCATTTGGTGTAATCCATCTCACGCACTCACCGACCTACCGGGAGACCTTGAGATGGAAACGACGAAAGTGCCCGCGCTGCGCTTCACCGAAGCAACGCGACCGGTCGACGAGATCAAGTACTTCGAAAACGGCGGCATGACTGACGCGGAACTCGCGCAATACGCACGCCGTACCGCGAAGCGCCCGCTGCTCTGTTTCGCTGCTATCGCCGCTTCACCGTTCGTTGCCGAACTGATCTGCCGCATCGCGGGTGCATGGTAATGCGCCAGTATGCAAAAGCATGGGGAATCGCCCTTCTCGTTCTCGTCGTCTACTGCGCAGTCACAACCGCGATAGACGCTCACGAGACCCGTGGTGACCGCTGCAGCGCAATTCGCTGCACTTAATCCCGTAAAGGCTCACCGATGAATTCCTTTCCGATGATTTTAGTACTCCTTCTGATTGTCCTGTTTGCAGGCGCCTTCATGGGATTCATTGCGGCGAGCCTGTGCATTGCGGCAAAAGACGCTGATGAAGCCTGGAAGAAGTTCGAAAACGAGTCCGACGCGCCCTATCCGCGCATTGGCGACTAACCGAAAGTCGCCGGAGACGCTGACATGGCCGACGCTATCGCCGTCACTGACGACATGGTTGCGCGCGAGTTCCGACTGCAGCGCGCCCGCGGCTCGGCCGTCGATGCAATCACGAACCCGCTCGTTCGCCGCGTGCTGGAAATGGGCGCACGTGCGCGTGCCGCCCGCGAGGCAAACGGGCATCCCATCAGCCACCGCGACGGCAAGCTGCGCGCCGCTAACGATCTCGATTGATATGCCACGTTGCCACGTCCGATGCCGCCATTGCGCGACGCGCCGATGCTTGCGGCGCCATCCGAACCGCTACGAACGCCTGCCCGCTTGCTCCGTTTGCGGCAAGCGAAATTACCGAATCGACCGCTGGATGAACCGGCGCGACACCGGCAAAACCCGCTGCGATTGCCCCGCTTACTCGTTTCCGCACCGCCGCGGCTCGCTTTTCTGCTGGATGCGCGTCGATGGCACTGGCCGATACCCTGGCGATCCCGACTTCGCCGACCGCAATTACGACGGCCTCGCGGCCTGACACAACCCGCTTCAACCCTGGAGGTAACCATGTCACTGTTTGCATCGCTTTTCCCGCTTGCGCAGAAAACGACGCTCACGCTGCTCATCACTGTTGAAGGTGACGAGCTGCGCGTGAATGTCACTCCGCGTCCCAACGACGACGCCAAAGGCGAAAAGACGCTTTACCCGCTTTCGCTGCTCGGCACGCCCGACGAACTCGACCGCGATTTCGCCGAAGCCGTCTCGATCTATGAGCCGAGCACGCTGTCTGTGCTCGACCAGGCGCGTGCCGCCAGCGCGGCGAATGGAAAGGCCAGTGATGCGCCCAAGGCACTCCCTGCGCCGACCGCAAAGGCCAAGCGCGGCCGCAAGCCAGCTGCCGACGCTGCTACAGCGACCAGCACCGGCGAAGACGGCGCACAGGAAGGCGAAGATACACCGCCCGTGGACTCGCGTCAGACTTCGATTCCCGGCATTGATCCGGACGCGGAGCCGGCCGCCACGGAAGCGCCTGCAGAAGCCGTCGAGCAGGATTCGAGCACCGCACAGCCCGCCGCCGAGGATGACGGCGTCGACCTTCTCTAAGGGGAGTGCGAATGAAAACCGAAACGCTCACCCGCGAATTCCGCTACAACGGCGCCAAGCTCACGGATCCGTCACCGGCCTTTTCGCTCGCGCAGGTCCGCGACTTCTATGGCAACACCTATCCGGAGATCGTCAACGCCGAGATCGAAGGCCCGGAAGTCGTTGGCAATAAGAACGTCTTCACGTTCCGGCGCGCTGTCGGAACCAAAGGCGCCAGCATGACGCTCGACGAGCTGCGCGACGAACTCGCGTCCGGCCCGCTGCATTCGTCCGGCGAGCACCACATCGACGAGCAGAGCGCCCAAAGCGCGCTTGCGCACCGGATGCATGCCGTTGCGTCACGCCGCGCCACTGGTGTGCGCGTGAGCCTGCCTGTTTCCAGCATGCCGGTGCTGCCATGAGTTTCGCGCCGCTCGCCGTTCCATCGCTGGATGACGTTCCGGGTTCGTACACGATCAACTCGGGCGAATCGTTTTCGTATCCGCTCGCAGTGTCGCTTCTCGAATCAGGCGTCATCGGCGCGGAAGACCTCACGCGCCGCCCGCGCTCCGAACTGGCGCTGGCCACGACGGCACTGTCGAGGCACTGGAACCGAATTACCGAAGGCATGCAACTGTTCGACTGGAATCTTCGGCTCGAACAGGGCCTCGGCGGATTCTTCGCCGAGATGCCAAAATTTACAGACCAGGTGTATGCCTTGATCCAGACTGATCGCGGTCCGGTGTCTTGTCAGCACGTCTGTATCGGCGGCGCTATCGCAGCGCTAGAGGGCGTCGGCGAAGGTCTTGGGCAGACGGTCCTGGCCGCGCTCTACGACGCCTGCAGCATGCTGCCCACCGTGTGCACGCCGGAGCGCACGTTCTGGCTTGCGTCCTATACCTACTGGTGCGGCGAAATCGATGAAGACTTGGCGATCGAAGAAGCCATGGCGCTGCACGACTGCAAGTCGCGTGAAGAGCTGATCGACACATTCGATTTCTTCACGCCCACCAAGTTCTTCGCTGAGATGCCCAGATGGGCTGCGACGCCGAAGCGCGTTCTTTCGCGCGCGCAGGTTCGGCGTGCCGCCGGTCGCGACGAGTTCGCGAGCGAAGTGGTTGATGCAATGGACACGGTTTGGGGCATTGCCTGCCACTATGGGCCGTTCGCTGAAGTGGGCACCGCCGGCGCAGGACTCGATGCGATCGATTTCGCGCTCATCATCCGATGGAAAGAAGATGACGTCACGGACCGCGTGGTCGACGACTTTCTGCAATACGTGTCAGATGGGGACTGTTTGATTGCGTCGTCGGCGACGCCGCTGAAGATCGAAGGCGGCGATATTGCCAAGTGGCTCAAGGAAATGGGAGCGACCGCGCTGCTGGCAAAGGCCGTTGAGCGCCTCCTCTCGATTCTTGGCCGCGAAGAGTTTCAGACGAGAACGCTGGTACGGGTGTTCGCATGAAAAGCGTCGTGATCGCCCAGGAAAATGACGTTGAGCTTGCGCTCGACTGCGCGCTGCTGTTCTACCGCTCGCAGGGCACGAACCATATTTACGCGACGCAGCATACCGCCCGGCTCGTCGATGGACGGCCGACGCTGCTGGCCGGCGTGCCGATCACGCTCGACCAGTTGGCCGACATCGCTGACATAGCTGCGAAGAAAACCAGCTATCGCGGCTTCGTACACGATCGCGTCGTCTACTTCGCACCGAACCAGCTCGCATGGTGGGTTCCCGCATGCACGCGCCGCGTGTGGTTCAAGTCGAAAGACCTGATCGGCGAGCGTGCCGGCGACGCCAAACACCCGCCGCTGGTGTTCATCGTCAACCGCAGCAGCTGGTCGGTTTTCGCCCTTCGCGAAAACGCGCGGCCGGGTCCGACAACCAAGCTCTACACGGCGCCCTACTACAACGTTTGGGAAAACGGCGAGATCTGCGAGGGCAACGTGCAAACGCCTGAAGCGATCAACACGGCCAGCATCAAGCCATTTGAAGATGCCTTTTTCCGCAGTCGCTTCACTCATCCGAACAACGAACGACTTATCCACAGGCGCGGTGGCGCGGAACGCTTGTGGCTGGATTTGCTCGACGGCGCCGAATTCCCCCTAGACCGTCTGATCGACGCAAAACAGACTCTCGCCGAAGCGATCGGCGCCAACACCACTGAGGATTGATTCCATGGAAAAGCTACTCGCCCTGTTTCAAGACGCTACCCAATCGGGCCTGCGCGACATCGCCACTGCGCTCGACCGGTTTTCGCAAGGCGTCGCTGACGAACTCGCCAACGCGAAGCCGCGGGCGATCGCCGCGGCCGACGACGACGCGCAGCTGCCGCTCGACGTCGCGCTGTTCGATAGTGCGCCGACGGTCGCGGTACCGAAGCATGCCGAATTCGCGCCGCTGCTCGAGGTTGGCCACCGGTTCCTGATGACGGCCGAGGGCGTCTTCGTCGAGGTACGGCGTCCGTGGCTCCACGTGATTCAGCAGATGGCGAAGCACAACGAGACAGGCCCGCGGCCACCGTACGGTTTAATCATGCCGAAGATCGAACTTGCATTCGGTCGACTCGGCGTCGCGCTCCCGTTCGTGCAGGCGTTCGCGGAAGAAGCGCAAAGCGCACTGCCGAACGAGCACGCGGCATGGATCGTGTGGGATAACGACAAACAGGAACTCGCTTACAAGGCGATCCATGTCTCGTCTGCTTCGCCGGGCGCGATCACGTTCGAGCGCCCGGAGCTGCAGCCCCACGAGTCGCTCGCGATCGACCTGCATAGCCACGGCGCTGCGCCGGCGTTCTTCAGCGCACAAGACGATTCCGACGACGCCGGCGAAGTGAAGATCTCCGCGGTGCTCGGTGGCTTGGGCGACGGCGGCACGCCGAGTGTTGCATTCCGCCTATGCGTGCTCGGTATTGTCATCCCGCTTAAGGTGCCGGCGTCGGCCGTGTTCAAGGTCGCGGAGCCGGCATGACGCACATCACGCCCGCGCACTTTCTCGATCGGCGCGTAAATATCGCGCTGATCGGCTGCGGCGGCAATGGCTCGCAGATGCTGACGGGCCTCGCGCGACTCAACCATGCGCTGACCGCGCTCGGCCATCCCGGCTTGCACGTCACCGCGTTCGATGGCGATACCGTCAGCGAGGCGAACATCGGCCGCCAGATGTTCAGCCCGGCCGACGTCGGCCAGCACAAGAGCGTCGTGCTGGTTCACCGCCTGAATGCATTTTTCGGGCTCGATTGGACTGCGCGACCCATTCACGCGGGACCGAGCGAACTGGTCAACGTGGGACCGGGCGTCGCTGTGGTGTGCGTCGATAGCGCAGCTGCTCGAGCAAAGATCGCTCCGCTCCTCGCGCGGACCGCAGCGTACGTGATGGATCTCGGAAACCGCGCCAGCGACGGGCAAGTGATCTTCGGACACTTCCGCCAGGCTGATCCGGTTGGCGGAAGTGTCGCGCTGCGCTGGCCATACGACGTGCTGCCGGAGCTTGTCGACGAGTGGGCGATCGAAGACGACACACCGAGCTGCGGCCTCGCCGAAGCGCTCGAGCGCCAGGAGCTTTTCATCAATCAGGCGATCGTCACGCCGGCGCTCGGGATTCTGTGGGAGTTTTTCCGGCACGGCCGGCTCAGCTGGTGCGGCGCGTTCGTCAATCTGAAAACCGGGCACGTGCGCCCGCTGCCTGTGGATAGCCCGGCATGACTCTCGACCTTGTCGGCGGCCACCACGCCGGCCCATTGTTCGTGCCGGTGAAGCGCCGCTCGCCGATCCTGCGCACGAGCCGCCAGCACGGCATGCGCCGCCGGGCACGTGAGCGGCGCGCCACGCCACCATGGGCCGACAAGGCGAAGATCCGCGCGATCTACGCAGAGGCCGAGCGGCTAACGCGCGAAACGGGCGAACAGCACGTCGTCGACCACATCGTGCCGCTGGCCGGCAAGCTGGTTTGCGGGCTCCACGTCGACTACAACCTGCAGATCATTCACTGGCTGCCGAACGCCCGCAAAAGCTGGATGACGTGGCCCGACATGCCTTTCGAACAATTGGAGCTTTTGTGATGAATCTAGGCTATGACGACGTTGTTTCCATCTGCGACGCGCACGGCATCTGCTTGCCTGTTGAGTGCGTGGAAATGGTCGTGTCGATTTTCGACCACGCGGTAGCGCAGCAATCGGTGTGCGACTGCGAGAATCCTGAGCCTGAATCCGGCGCCGCGCTCGTCAGTAACGAATGTCCGGTCCACAACTTGAACCCGCAGCCAGCACCGCAAGATGGCGCGGATGAGCGGGCACGATTTGAGGCGCACATGTCCGTTGACAGCGGCCTCGACGGGGTATCGCTTTTCCGGAACGGCGACGGCAAATACGTCCAGCGCGAAATGCAGGCAGCTTGGGTCGGATGGCAAGCCGCTCTCGCTTCCAAGGCCGCACCAATAGCTGCGGCAGAGCCGAACGTGCTGCCTCAAGCCGTTTTGGATGCGCTGCGCTTCTATGCGCACAGTCACCACTTCAACATCGATGCCGATCACCAGCAGTTCGATACCGTCAGCGGCGAGCCACAGAACTGGTTGATGAGCGAGAAGGATGACGACTGCACGATGATCGAAGACGGCAGCGTCGCCAAGGCCGTTCTGCTTGGCGGATTGCCGGGATTCGAGGAGCCCACCGAACCTATCGAGGGCGAAGCGTTCGCCGCCAGCCCTCCCGCCCCAGTAGCGTCAACCGAGGAGGCGGTGCTGGTTGCCTGGGTCCGCATCCGTAGTGACGGTTCATTCGAAGGCCCGATCATGGATAGCGATTCCCGCATGGATGGGGTGCGCCGGACATGCGGCGCATGGACGCCCCTCTACACCCATCCCGAAACAGCGCAATCGAGGGAGCCAGTGAGCAACGATCAGGTCGCGAAGTGGGCACGGCGCATAACTCTGCCTTTGGACGATTCCGAGTGTGTCGCGCTTGTGCAGGAAATTCTCGCCACCCAGCAGCCCTCTCCGACTGCCGTGGTGCTGGACTATGAGCGGGCAGCGCCATCCTGTGAATATTTCGTTTATGACCAGAACGGCGGACATGTCGAATTCTATGAAACGGACGCGCAACGCGCAGAGGGACACGCAGAAGGCATCGCTGAATATCGGAAGGAATCGATTAGTGACGGCGAATGGCCTCTGGACGTTGAATGCATCGTATCTGGCGTCGTCACACACAAGACTGTTTCGGTGAACGACGATGGCGAAACTTGCGATTACGAAGCCCGCGCCACATCTCCGCAACCAGCAGCGCAACCATCAAGGGCGGAAGTGCTGGAGACGTGGCAGCCGATAGAGACAGCCCCCAAGACCGGACGCACGCTGTTGCTCGGCTATCCCAACGTTCCAGGCAAATGGCGCACCGTCCGTGGGCAGTGGATGTCCGAGGCATACATCGCGGAAAATTGGGAAGAATCTGACGACGCGGAGGCCGGATGGTACGAGACATCAGCAGAGGCTGACGACGTCCCCAACTGCTGGCCGGTCACGCCCACACATTGGATGGCTCTGCCCATCGCACCAGGGGAAGCGCAATGATGACTCTCTCGCAGTATTACCTCATCAAGGTAGCCGAAGAAGCCGCGGAAGTAGCGCAGATCGCACTCAAGGCAGCGCACTTCGGGCTGAGCGAGATCCAGCCGACACGCGCCGAAACGAACGCTGAGCGCATCTATGCCGAGCTGAATGATCTGCTCGCCATGGTCCATCGCCTCGGCGAAGTGTCGAACGGAGAGTTCTGGTTCGACATCGGCTCGCCCGATCACGTGGCAATCGCTACGAAGCTGGCAAAAGTCAGTCACTACCTGGCTTACTCGCAATCGCTCGGACTCGTCGAGGAGGTCGGCAATGCTGATTCGACGCATTGAAGGCGCTACGCGCAACCTCGGCGCACCGCCGAATTGGGATGGCGACATCTCGAAATGCGACGTGCTGCCTATTCTGGACGTCACGACCGACCAAGGGCCGTTCATGGTTTCTTCGTGGGAGCCGACGCCGGCCGAGTTGGCGGCGCTCAACGCCGGCGCATCGCTCAAGCTCTGGATCGCCGGGACCGCCCATCCAGTTGTTGCGCTTACCGTCGCCACCATCGAGCCGGGCCGGCCGTGACACTCCCCGAACTCTTCATGTGGCACCGCGAACAGGTCGAGCGCTTCGCATGGCTCGCGGACAACCACAAAACGACTGGCGGCGGCACGAGGCATCGAGCAGCCGTCACGCGGCGCAATCAGAAGCTCGCCGCATTCCATGCCGACGCGGCGTCGCTGCTGAAGCTGATGATGCAAACGACTGGCGTGCTCGAGCAGGCGGATGCCGTTATCGACTCATTGCAGGATCGGAAAACGGGTTACCGAGAACTCGCTCCGAGACGCAGTAACGATTAGAGCCGTCGGCGCGTTTGGTGATGGTGCAGGTGTCGTGAGTCCATCGATCCCAAACCACGTAAGGAAGAACCGGCTCGAATCGAGTCATCCAAGCAGCGACGAAAACGGCCACCGCCATAACGAAGACTGCGGCCCAAGCGGGCGTGATTCGGCGCATGCCAACTCCGTTTAAGAATTTTTGTGAATCCTAGCATGGCCGAAGCAGCACAACGAGTAATCGAAACAACGCGCAAACAGTGGGGTATCCAATGATCGGAGCTATGTTTTTGACGGCGGATGAACTCGTCGAGCTGACCGGCCGGCGCCAGCGCGAATCGCAGGCACAAGCGCTGCGCACGATGGGCATTGAGCACAAGGTGCGCGCCGACGGGCGTCTTGTCGTGTCTCGCCGGCATGTCGAGCAGAAGCTGGGTGTCGCGGCAGCCGGGCCGGTCGACGTCGACGCGCTGATTGACTGGAGCGCGGCGTAATGCCAAAGCCCCGAAAAAAAGAGAACAAGGGGCTTCCTGCGCGCTGGCGCATTGCGCACGGCGCGTACTACTTCCAGGTTCCCAAAGGATTTGAATCGAAGTGGGACGGCAAGCAGTTATTCCGGCTCGGCAAAACGCTGCCTGAGGCATATCGCACCTGGGCGGACCGCGTCGCATCGATCGACGACGCGAAGACAATCGCCGAGCTTCTGGATCGGTATGCACTCGAGGTCGTGCCGAAAAAGAGTGTCACCACGCAGGCACAAAACGCAGTCGCCATAAAACGCGTGCGCGCGATGCTCGGCAACGTTCCGTTGCTCGGACTGAAACCGCGGCACGTGTACCAGTACATCGACAAGCGCACAGCCAAGACCGCGGCGCGCCGCGAAATGGAGATCCTTTCCCACGCGTACACAAAAGCCGTCGAGTGGGGTTATCTCGACCGGCACCCGTTCAAGGGAGAGGTTCGCCTCGATGGCGAGCGGCCACGCACGCGATACGTCGAAGACTGGGAGATTGTCGAGTGCCTGGCGGTTGAATCGCGCCGCAAGGCGGGCAGTGTGCTGGCGATTCAGGCCTACATGCGCGTCAAGCTGCTCACGGGCCTGCGCCGCGGCGACCTGCTGCGCCTGACGATGTCAAACCTGCAGGATGACGGCATTCACGTCACGCCCGGAAAAACCGAACACTCCACCGGCAAGCGCCTGATTATCGAGTGGTCGGACGAGCTGCGCGAGGCCGTCGCGATGGCGAAGGCAGCGCGCCCGGTGAAACTGGCGCCGTGGCTTTTCTGCAACATGCGTGGCGAAGGTTACTTCGATGAAGAGTCGGGGCGCGCCGGCGGATGGGACACGATGTGGCGCAACTTCATGGCCAAGGTTCTGGAGACAACCAAGGTCAAAGAGCGATTCACCGAGCACGACATGCGGGCTAAGTGCGCGAGCGACGCGGAGACTTTGGAGCATGCCAGAGCCCTACTCGCGCATGCCGACGGGAAGGTCACTGAGAAGATTTACAGGCGAAAACCGGAGCGCGTGAAGCCGTTGCGATAG